GTAATCTATAAACGAACCTAACATCTTTATATCAGAAGCATCAATAAAATCAACTATTGGTAAGTTAACTCCATAAGTTTCTGCCTCAACCCTAGAATCGCACAATTTGATATCAAAATCATCTTCTAATAAATCATTTATAGCAAGACCTATTCGTCCTGCACCGATAATAGCAAGTCTCATTTTTTCAGCTCCGTTGTGATTTCTAATCTTAAACCATTTGGATCAAAAAAGTAAATGCTATAAATCCAATCATCATGATTAGTAGGACCTATAACATCTACATTATAATCTTTTAATTTTTCATACCATTTATCTACATCTTCTTTTGTATCGACACGGAATGCAAAATGAACTATCCAATTATCACAATCAGTAGTTGTTCCTTTTCCATCCCCCATATCAAAAAAAGCGATATGGCTTCCTTCGTCCATTTTAAAAAATATATGTTCATACGGAGCATATTCTCCTGTACTAGGAACATAATCTTTTTTTATAGTATGTACATGTGGTAAATTTAAAATACCACTATACAACTTTTTAGTCTCGTTAACATTAGCACATTTCCATGCATAATGATGTAATCCTCTAATGTCCATAATGGGCCCTTGTTATTCGCTCTTTATCTAATCGTTCTAAAAAATTATCAAGAGGCATATTTTTCATCGTCCCAATTATCTAATTCCTTCCAGCCTTCCCAGTTAGGAATACTTTTACGAATTACATTGGTTCGGGCTACAATCATTTCTGCGAGCCCAAAATCTGCGTGAACAAATGGGAAAATTGCGTGTACTTGAGAGAAGAATGCTATGTAGTAGTATATGGTTCCACATTTAAGTGCAACCCAGGCATGAAAAAAATAGTAACCCCATCCTGGTTTTCGTTTGGCGGCTTTTGCCGCATTTTGTAGATGATCTGTAAGAAACATATGTTACCCCGCTTTAATTATTAACGTGGTTTCCTATTATAGGTTTCCATATATATTTATTTTTTATACACAATGCTAGGTATTTACGCAGAAATTTTTAAATTTCTCGTAACCGGTTAAATTATATTATAATGGGGTAAATACTCAATGAGAAAAATGTCATAAAATTAAGCATTTTCGAAAGGAAAACAATGGAAAATTTCACAGACGTTGCTTATATTTTCAACACCTTTTTATTAGTTTTTAGCGGATGCCTCGTCATGTGGATGGCGGCAGGTTTTGCAATGCTAGAATCGGGATTAGTAAGGTCAAAAAATACTACAGCAATTTTAACAAAAAATATAACATTATATGCTTTGGCATGTATTATGTTTTATATAGTTGGCTATCAAATTATGTATGGTAACATAACAGATGGAGATCATTCTGGTATGAGTGATTTCTTTTTTCAGGTTGTGTTTGTAGCAACCGCGGCAAGTATAGTATCTGGAACACTTGCAGAACGTATTAAGTTTTGGCCCTTTATGGGAATGGTAGCAGTACTTTCAGCAATCATTTATCCTTTACAAGGTAATTGGACCTGGGGCGGCGGATGGCTATCTGAAATGGGTTTTAATGATTTCGCTGGCTCAACTATTGTACACTCCGTAGGTGGATGGTGTGCATTAGCAGGTGCAATTTTACTAGGTGCAAGACATGGTCGTTATAATGAAAATGGTTCACCAAATTTAATACCTCCAGCAAATTTACCATTAGCAACATTGGGTACATTTATATTATGGTTAGGTTGGTTTGGATTTAATGGCGGAAGTCAGTTAGCAATGAGCACAATAGCAGATGTAAATGCGGTAGCACAAATTATTGCAAATACAAACATTGCCGCCTGTGCTGGTGCATTAACAGCATTAATTGCAACACAACTTATCTATAAACGAGTAGATTTAACTATGGTACTTAACGGTGCGTTAGCAGGACTTGTAAGCATTACAGCAGGACCTGATTATCCTACAATGGAATTAGCAATGGCAATCGGCATGATAGGCGGATTATTAGTATTAGTTGCCGTTCCAATGTTTGATAAATTCAAAATCGATGACCCAGTTGGAGCACTATCAGTTCACCTAGTTGCAGGTGTTTGGGGTACTTTAGCAGTAGGAATATTTAAAGATGATGTATCTTTTGCTACCCAATTAACAGGTGTATCTATTATTGGTGCATTTGTTTTTGTGTCGTGTTTTGTTGTTTGGGTAGGATTAAAGTATACAGTAGGTATTCGACTTTCTCTTGAGCAAGAAATAGAAGGTGTAGATTCGGCTGAATTTAGTACGCCAGCATATTCACTTTCTAAAACTTCTGCAATATGGAAGGGCGAACAAACAGTAAGAGGAAAACTAGCAACAAATTAATATCTCGGGGCTCAACATTTCGATAAATATTAAGAATAAGGAATGATATATGCCCCGACTCAGCCTTTGGCGACAAGAAAAAACCAACGATTATAACTTTTTTGATTCAAACATTAGAGAACAATTTGAAGTGGGCGGGACTGCCTTTTTAGTACACAAATATTTAGGACCAGAAAATGTTGGTGAACAAAATGATCCAACCCAACCTAATCACTATGCATCAACAGATGGTGCGTCTGAAGTAACAATACAAGACATGTTATTAATGGAAAATAGGGATAGAAAATATGATCCTGATATTTATGAATTACGTGGTTTATATAATGTAAGTGATAATGATTTTGATCTTTCCCAATTTGGTTTCTTTTTAACAGCAGATAATTTATTTGTATCATTTCACATTAATGATATGATAGCAAAACTTGGCAGAAAACTAATGTCAGGTGATGTATTAGAATTACCACATTTACGTGATGATACATTGTTAGATCCAAGTTTAAATGGTATTAATAAATTTTATGTAGTTGAAGATGCTAATAGAGCATCAGAAGGATTTTCTCAATCTTGGTGGCCCCATATATGGCGTGTGAAAGTAGGTCCTATGACAGATACGCAAGAATTTCAGGATATCATGGAAACTGATACAGATGTTCTTAGTACATATGCATCTGAGATTGAAATATCTGATACAATTATTGAAGCCGCAGAACAAGAAAATAAAGGCATTTTAGATACTTCCCACTTATTTGATTATGATTCGATATCACCTGCAAGCGGAACACAATTTCCTGCTAATCCTGCTGAAGGCGACTTCTTTGTCCGGACTGATTTTACACCTAATAGGTTATATAAACGTGTCGAAACATTATGGACATATACAGCAGATTATAATCCAAATGATAACAGTTGGGAAGCAAGAACATTCTCCCAACGAAGATTTACAAATAATCCAGATACAATATCTATGCCTGGGGAAGATGTTAAATCTAAGCAAGGATTATCTAGTGTAATAAAACCAAAGAGTGATGTATAATGGACTTTTTTTACGATAAACAAACTCGTAGATATTTGCAACAATTTATGCGACTATTTGCAAATTTCCAAATCGAAATAGATAGAGAAACAGAAACATATAGAACTGTCCCTGTTAGATACGGTGATGCTAACCGTATGGCAATGCATATTTTAAAACAAAATTCAGAAAATGTAATAAATTCTGCACCATTTATTAGTTGTTGGATTCAAGCATTAGAGATAAGTCCAGAATCTAGACGAGCACCTATGGAAGTAGATAAAGTACAAGTATTTGAAAAAAAGTTTAACTATACAACCAATCAATATGATAATGAATTAGGTAACACATATCAAATTGAACGACACATGCCTGTTCCGTATAATCTAACAATGCAGGTTGATATATGGACAAGTAATAGTGATCAAAAATTTCAATTATTAGAACAAATTTTAACTTTATATAATCCTTCTGTTGATATTAATGCTACAGATAATCCATTTGATTGGACAAGATTATCTATTGTAGAATTAACTAGTGTTCAATGGACAAATAGATCTATACCAACTGGTGTTGAAGACACCATAGATATTGCAACATTAATGTTTAAAATGCCTATACATTTAACAGTTCCAGCAAAAGTAACAAAACAAAAACTTATACATCAAATTATTTCTTCTGTTGTTACTGCAAAATCATCAGCAGAAATGGAACTATTTAGTAGTACTGGTTCTATTCCGGGTGCAGATTCTAGTTATATGGTAACAACATATGGTGATAAGGTTGTTAACTTGACAGGCAATTTATTAACATTATTAGATAAAGATGGATCTGTTACAACCGATACTTGGGAAGATTTATTCCTAGAACGAGGTGCTGACTTTAGAACAGGAGTTAGTCAAATTAAATTAATGGATGCTTTAGTAGAAAGTGAAGCAAATTTTCAAGTATATGGTACTTTATCTGAGCCAACAGGTCCACAACTTACAGCAACTATAGATACAGATACTTTACCTTCAAACTCAGCAGATACTGCTACAGTAGATGCTATTATAGATCCGACAGTTGCTTATCCCGGAGACGGTACCTTACCAGCGGCGGCCGATGGTCAACGATATTTGGTGTTAAATGAGGTACCAGTTGGTACTCCTTGGCCAGGAGGCACAGGAACCGGAACTATAGGCGAAGAATGGCAGTCATTAGGTCAGACTGTCGTAGGGGTGCATTTAAATGATGTTGCTTACTATAATGGTTTATTTGTAAGCGTCGGCATGGATGGTAAAATTCAAAGTTCACCAGGGCATGGAGAAGCATGGACTGAAAGAACTTCAGGCACAACTGAGTCCATATATGGTATTACATATGGAAATGATCAATGGATTGCGGTAGGAAATAATGCAACTATTCTTACATCACCTGATGCAATTACTTGGACTCCTCAAACGCCCCCAAATGCATTTACAAATCAACTCAGAGCTGTTACATGGGGCAATAACCAATATGTTGTAGTAGGTGCCGGTGGAGCTCTTATTACTTCCCCCGATGGTATAACGTGGACAGAACAATCTACACCAATTACAGTAATAATATTTGATGTTATTTGGGTAGATAGTTTATATGTTTTTGTAACTTGGAATGGTAAAATTTATACTTCTCCTGATGCAGGTGCCTGGACTCCAAGAACCTCTGGATCTTCAGAACATCTTAGAGGAATAGCATATGGAAATGGTACATTTGTTGTTACAGGAGTAAATGATACTATTCTTACATCAGTTGATGGAATCACTTGGACTTCAAGGAATTCAGGAATAACAGACGGATTTTATGAAGTTGTTTTTGGGAATGGCGTTTTTGTTACCGCAGGATCCAACGGAGTTATTGCTACTTCATCAAATAACGGAGCGTCTTGGACACAACAAACATCGCCTACAGTAAAACATATATATAGTTTAGCATTTGGTGGGCATACATTTATCGGAGTAGCACATAATGCACATATTGTTACTTCAGATATTCACGGAACACACGGCAATAAGTATGATATAATAGAGTATAACCAAACTTCCTCTGAGTGGGCTATAGACTTTGATTCAAGTACCGCTTATATAGGTTGTCCTACTAACGAACATACAGTTAAATCTACATGCGAAACCGCAGGACATACATGGGGATCTGTAAAATTTACACAAAATGCACAAGATAGTAAAAAATGGAAATGGAATGGTACAGAATGGATTAGTGCAATTGAAGCAAACTATCCAGCCGGCTATTGGAGATTATATTTATGATTAGCGGAGTAGGCGCTATCTTTTTGTCTTTACCTACTAGCAGAATATTACTTCAAATGCGATCAAAAAATGTCAGTCATCCTGGCACTTGGGCATTTTGGGGTGGTAAAGCAGAAAAAGACGAACAGCCATTAGAAACATTAGAACGAGAATTAGAAGAAGAAATGGGAAAACTTCCCACTTCCCATAAAATATATCCTTTACATATATTTGAATCAGAAAATGGATTTGATTACAAGACATTTGTTATTGCTTGTTATGACGAATTTGTTCCTATATTAAATAGAGAATCTAGCGGATATTGTTGGGTAGATATAGGTAATTGGCCTAAGCCGTTACATTCAGGTGCTAAACTAGTTTTTTATGATAAATCAGCCATTAAAAAAATACAAACTATAGCAACAAATGCACAAAAATTAGCCGCTTAATAATTTATTGATACAAATATCTTATTACTACTATACCCGAACCACCTGTAGTACTAGCACCACCGCCTCCACCGCCTCCAGTGTTAGCAGTACCATTTGTGTCAGAATCACCTCCGCCTCCTAGTCCTCCAGATTCTGGTGTCTGGGGCATACCCAGTGGTAAAGTGCCTTTACTTGCACCACCACCACCATAATATTGGTTACTTCCTGTTTGGAAGAGATTTTGGATACCTATACCACCAGGTGAAGCTTGTTCATTCCAAGGGCCGCCGGTATAATTTGGTCCATCCAGAAAGGCGGCATATCCTTTACTACCTGCACCTCCACCAGAACCACTACTGCTATGTCCAGTACCTGAGGTTGCCCCGCCACCTGGATTTCCGTATCCTGTGCCTCCTCCTTGTGATCCTAATGATAATTGAGTTGCTTCACCACGATAAGGAACATATGAATTAGATGGGCATCCTCCTCCAGAGCCACCATCTGCTCCATTCGCGGCGCCACCGCCACCACCGCCACCTTTAGCAACTATATCTATAAATGTACTATCGACTCCATTGCCGTTGGGAGGAGTGTATGTGCTACCAGTGCCACCTGCACCTATAGTGACTGTATATTGCTGAGCAGTGACTGCTTTATTTGAACAAACAACAACACCGCCGGCTCCTCCGCCACCGCCCCAGTCTGAACCACCAGTACCGCCTCCGCCACCGGCAACTACTAGAACATCTATAGTTCCAGCCCTATCAGGTTGAAAAGCACCAGAGCTGGTAAATGTGTGAACTTTATAATTGCCATAAGTAGTCGCAGTTCCTCCAGTAGCCGCCATTGGTCCAATAGTTATAGTTCCAGTAGAAGCGATTGAGAGGTTGTCTAATGCATCTGTCGCATAAACTTTGTATGTACCATCTGCCAGTCCTGTTGCCATCAGGTTGGTGTTGGTAGAGGCTGAGCTGATGGCAACACTATTCCACTGGTTGTCCGCAGACCCTGTGATACTAGCAAGATCGCTGACCGTTATGGCTGTGTTGACCAGGTATGCTGTGCCGGTCTCCGTGCTCTGTACAACGGCAAAGCCGGAATTACTAATGGTAGCGGTGGTCACACTTACCGTGGGTTCTGTCATGTCGACCGTCACGCTGTTGCTCGAGGCGCTGGAGAGGTTGCCTACGGCATCCACTGCATAAACTTTGTAGGTACCATCGATAAGCCCAGCGGCAGCTAAATTAGTATTGGTATTTGCTAAGATGATAGGAACACTATTCCATTCATTGCTTGCGGAATTAGTAATACTTGCTTGACTAACAACCGTAACATTAGTATGAACTAGGTAGGCCGTGCCAGTCTCTGTGCTCTGTACCACGGCATTGCCTGAGGTGGTTATAGTGGCAGTGGTGACGCTGGCTATTGGCCCTGTGGTGTCTACTGTCACGCTATTAATAGAAGCAATCGAAATGGTACCTGCGGCGTTCACTGCATAAACTTTGTAGGTGCCGTCCGCAAGTCCAGTGGCTGGTAAGTTGGTGTTAGTATCGGCAGTGGTAATAGCAACACTATTCCACTGATCATCTGCGGCACCTGTAATGTGGCTTTCTAAGAATAAAGGTGAAACTGTTGTATTAACTAGGTAAGCCGTACCTATTGCGGTACTTTGTACAATAGCATAACCGATAGTATGTATAGTTTGACCGTAACTGGTACTAGCAATTGGAGCAGAAGATAGGAAATCCATACCAATTATAGAAGCATACCAAGTTGATCCATTATCATATGAAGTAAATTTAAAAAGGTCTTCTTTATTATTCCCTGAAGTTATAATAGGTGGATCAATTCCACTTAATGAACCATCTCCAAAATTAGTTGGCCATTTAATGTTAGCCATTCCGGACCATATAAACGTTCTATCTACTGTACCTTGAATGACTTTCATATAAAAACTAGATATTGTATTAGCGGTTGAATTTGTATTGTTTATTAAAAAATATTCTATATTTTGTGTAAGACCATCAAGTTCTACTTCAAAATGACTACCAGTTGCTAAATCTATAGTTAAAGTATTTCCATTTATAACTGTTGTTCCTTTTCTTTCAAGAATATTTTTTTCAATAAATAAATTTTGCTTAACTGTTACATCACCGCTATTATCTACTACAAAAACATCAGTTGAACTATTTTGTAATTTCATAATATTAGCAGATGATGAATTATTAACTATTAATGCATCATTAAGACCACCATTGGTAATTGTTACTTTATCAGTAACAGTTAATACATTGTTTAATACTGTCGAATTCTCAACAATTAATGTATCTTCTATTACTACATCATCGAACGTTTGAAGGGATGGCCATTGAATTGTTTTAGATACAAGATTTAAAGTATCAGCCAATTTATAACCAGTTACAGAACCATCTAATATTTTTGCACTATCTATACAATTATCAGGAACAGTAAAATTAGGATTTGATACATTAAAAGAGCCTGCACCATTTATTGCAGTTAAAATATCTCCTGGATTTAAAATAATTGTTTTTCCGACAAATGAAAGAGTTGTATCTATTTTAGCTGATGTAATACAAAAATCTTGTAAATGATCTGCAGTTACAGAATAATTTGCTAAGGTATTATCATCTACCGGACCTGTTACTGCTCCATCTAATGTAATACCAGCTATTTGTATTTGAGTTAAATTAAAATTACCTGTTCCATCTGATTCTAAAAACGTATTAACTCCGGGCCCAGGATCAGTTAAGTTGTTTATTTTCACTTGGTCGTATCCTACCGACGAAGTTGGAGGATCTACATTATCAAAAACTAAGACAGCATCTTGAGCTCCTATTTTAAATTCAAATTTATCACTTGTTTCATTCCACATAATAGTGGCTTTATCTTGACCTGGGCCTCTATGAATTTCTATACCTGCGGCTCCGGCAGTTACTCCGACTCCGCTTTCTTCGTCATTAATTACTATTATGTTATCTTTAACTAATAAATTTTGAGTATCTACTTCAGTTGTTGTGCCTGTTATGTGTAGATCTCCTGTTATTGTTAAATTGGTTAATGAGTTATCGGTAGGATAAGTTATCGTTTTTGTAGATAAATCTAATGTTGTATTTAATTTTACTGCCGTTATTGTACCATCTGCTATGTTACCATCTGTTATAGTTAAATTTTCGATCATTGCTGACGTAACAGTTTCGTCTGCTATATGACCAGCAGGTATAACACCTGATAATGCGGCATATGTAATAGGATAAGTACCAGGTGCGGCCCATTGTAATACTCCAGCAGATGATATTTGTAAAAATTTATCATCATCTGCAGGGGAGGTAAATGTTATATTTAATTCTCTATGACCTATTAAATCTTGAGGTAATGTTATTGTGTGCGATGAAATATCTAATGTTGTGTTTATTTTATCTGCTG